GAACCTGCAGTCCCTGAACTTCCTGATGTTCCACTCGAACCTGATGTTGATCCTGTAATTTGAACACCATTAACGAATAATGATCCTGAGATATTAACTTGTGTTAAACTCATTTGTAAAGGTGAATTATCACCATCACCTGACTGAACAGTCTGCAGCGTATTTGTTAATCCGTTAGTCGAGTCTGCCATTTTCAATAAACCTTGAAATGAACTACTAACGTATAAATTGTCTAAAGCACCCATATATATTTATATATTTAATTTTATATTTTATTCCATTGTTCTCTAACTTTCTTCCATAACCTATCAACTTCATCCCACGTTAGATTTGGAGAGAAGTTGCTGAGTGGTAATACACATCTATTATAATCTGAATTTTGCTCTATTGTTATATTCATCACGCAACCCGAAACGTTTGTTTCAAAAGCCTGTAATACAGGTTCTATTGTTGCATTCCAATTTGCTTCGTATTCACTAAAATATAATTTAGCAAATAAATCCTTAGCAATTTCTATCGTGTCGTTTAAGTTATCTTCCTGATTAGTTAAGTCATCATCAGTAATATCTAAAAAATAAATCTGAAAACTTAAATTTACTAAGCCTTGTTGTATTTGAACATCCGATGGTAAACAATACATGCGAGGCCACAGTGGAGTTTGCTTCGTTAAAATATCGTTTGTAATCTGTTGTATATCACCAAAACCATATGAATTAACTTGCTCATGCAAATCTGCAAATAATTTAAGAGTGTCTGTAATAAGTTTGTAGCTGTCAAATCTACCATCCTGAGGTAATTCAAAACCAGGGTCCATAGGTGGAGTACAAGAATTATAATCAAAAGGATAAGAGATTGATAAGTTCATTGTGAACCCTGCAACTATTTCATCGTATTGTTCAGTAAAAGGTACAATCTCAGGTAATTGATCAGGTTGTAATTCAAAACTAAAATTACCATTTTGTGATGTATAAGACTGATAAAATACAGTCCATATATCCTTACATATTTCTAATGTGTCTGATAAAACGTCTTCAAGATTGGATAGGTCATCTTCCACCTTATCCATAATAACAACTGCAAATCGGTGCTTAACTTCATTTTCCAATAATACACCCTCACCAGGTACTACGTACATGCGAATGAACTTCGTTGGTAACTTAGTCATCAGATCGTTTGTGATCTGTTTGTAGTCACCAAATCCATAAGATTGGATCTGCTCGTGGTGATAAGCTATAGATGCAAAATCTGCTAATATTTGTTTGTAGTTTACCATATTTAATAATAAATATAAAAAAACCAAAAACGTATTTTAAAACTTACGTTGCGCTTCTTTTTGTATTCTTATTTGTTCCTTATCGTAGGATATTAAATACGATAACTGATTCAAGACCTCGTTTACTGTTTTGCTGTAGATGTGATCGTGCTTGCTAAAATCGTTTGCAGCAATTCTGTTTGTGACGACATACCATCCGAAGGCCTTTTCAAAGCTGTTCTCAGAATTAATTTCCTCCATTTCCATACGAGCTTCATCTTCGTCCATATCGTCATCTTCGGAATTAAAGACAGTTGGGAATAGACTGAATATCTCTTTTCTAATAATGTAAAAAAAGATTGCGCTCCTAACACATACCTCACTTCTAATTTTTTCTTAAATAATTCTGCACGTTTATTTATCGTCTTGACGTCATATTTCTCTATATGATATTCCTTATCCTCATCAACTTTAACGATAGGTCTATACATAACCGCAGCGAGAACGTGCAGCATGTTTAGCATCTCATCAACAGGTCGTGTGCTAATGGTGTCCATATCCACAAATTCAGCGTAAGTCATCTCTCTCCAATTAGGAAAGAAACCATACTCCACGCCATCAATTGTAAATCTGTCCTGAAACTTAGGTGTGTCTTTTGGCATCATATTCAAAATATACGCAGCCAAATAATTTAACTGATCGTAATCACCTTCCATAAGTTTCTCCACAGGAGCACCTGTAACAATGCTAACTAATTTAGCTGCAAAATATTCGTCACTTAGTAAGTCCTTGATTTTGAATATCTTACAATAATTCTCAACATTCATTACCTCAGGTAATTCGTATTCTTTTTCTTCTACTTTAAATGTAATCATATGTTGTGGATAAGTTTTTTATCTATTATTTGTTTAGTTTAATAATCCCGTTTATATTTGTATAGTTAATTGCATTTATCATTGCAGTTATCATTTATTCTTATCAGGCCTTCGTTTCTACGAGGGCCTCTTTTTTATTAGTAATTTGTAAATTGTAGAGCGTAGCGGCCAGTGCTCTTACCTGCTTTTAGCTCGAAGTATATTCTATAAGCAAGTGCATCACTTAAGTCATTCGAGCGGCCTAATTGTCTTTTCATTTCGTCCTTAGATATTATACCAATCTTAGCGTCATTGTCAACGTCTTTTAGTTTGACTGCAAGTAGCTCTTGAGTCAGTTGATCTGTAAGTGCAGGGTCAATTAAATTAATACTAATCTTACCTTCCTTAAACAATTCACTAAGACGAACATAACATTGTGATTTTAAATTCGTAAAGTTTTGTTTGAATAGTGGACTTGCATTGTTTACAAAACTCACACCTTTAATTAAATCTGCAAGACCTCCACCAACACCATCGGAGTCAATTATAATTGATCTGCTGTCAATACCGTACTTATCCATTAGCTCCTTAACATTCTCGTATAATTCTGTGGTTGATAGTTTGGTATAGGTATAGCATTCAACGAGCACCATACCGCTCCAAATCATTACTACGGATCTATCTAACCCATAACGTGCTACGTCAATTGATGCGTACATTCTATTATCAGGATTAGGTGATAACTTAAATAAGCTATCAGTAATTTTATCAAAAGAAAATATTGCATCAGACTCATCTTCGTAATTCCAATCACCATCAAGTAATCTTCTACGTTGCGGTGGTGGCAAGGTTTTCAACATTTCGATGTAGCTTTCAGGGAGGTAAATATTATCCATAGGAAGTGCAGCGACAAACTGTTTGTGTGGTTCTAATGTACCATTCAACGACTTGATATAAAATTCTTTCTTTAACCAGTTCTGACCTGGATTGGCAGTCATCAATATCTTACCAATTAATTTGTGCTCGTTTAATTTAAAACGTAGACGTGACTTAACAATTTGAAAAGCTGTGTAGGATATTTGAGAACATTCCTCAAGCAGCGCACACGTTAATTCAAGTCCAGCAAGGCTGTCAAAGTTCGGATCGCTAGGCTTAGATTCTAAATCCTTTAATATAATTTCACTCTTGTTAAAGAACGTTATAATATTTGACTGCGCATTATACTTGTAGTGCTGTTCTTCTTTAAGACCCATCATCTTCATGACCTCAAATAAAGTATTGAGTGATGTTTGTTTAAGTGTAGATAAAACTGTACGACCTAATAATGTTCTTATACCTTCGTACTGCAAACACATTGTAACTAACCATACAGATCCCAACATACTTTTTCCTCCACCTGCACTACCGCCATATAATACTTCGGATGTTTCTGCATCCATCAAATACTTCCACGCTAATGATTGTTTCGGTGTTAGATTTATTTCAGACATTAATCAAATTGATTTGATAAGTTTATTTTTATATCCAACTTCTCACCGTTAGATGTAATATCTACCCTGCGTTGATCGAGACCCATTATACGTGACATATCCCATAAGGTCTCACGTTCCACACGCTTGTTCCCATCAAGTCTTGCACGCTCTAATAGATCCATATACCTATTCATTTGATTAGCTATAATCTCTTCATGCTTAAGTGCAGACCTTTCTGCTAATATCTTCTTAACGGCAACCCATACCTTTTGTGCGGTGCGTGTAGAGACGTTATACATTTCTGCATATACCTTTACAAACTCATCGAAGCCATATCCTTTATATAATATTATTTCAAGTGCTTCATTTAAACGTTGCTGCGCTTGTGGCCCACGTTGTTTGTAACCGTACTTCGGCTGCACTATTTCTTCTACTGGTTCTCCTATACTTTCAATATCGAAGTTCTCTTCGTTCAGTGGTATTAATTCATTGTTATCCATTATACATTTTCTTTTAGTGTGTACTTCATATAGTTATGGAATTTCATTCCTTGATTGCTTATGCAAGATCTGCATGTAAAATCTAACTCTTCGTTAAATAAAAATTGATATACCTTAGCAATCATTTCTTTCTTATCTTGCTGCACACCTTTCATATTAGAAAGTTCATCGTAAGCTAAAACAATTTCCTCCTTAGTTGGAACCCATATGTTCTCTTCAACTAATGGTGGTAATTCTGTTATTGGTGCTTTCTTTTTACAACTCTTGCATCCTGCCATATTAATTATTATTTGGTAATTTTATTGGTGGTGGGGTAGGCTTAGGCTTACCGCATCCACATCCTAATCTATTCATCTTTTATTCTTTTAAACACGTTTTGTTTGACTTCGTTCTTCGCTTGATGCACGTAGTTCTTAATGCTTGTCAGTGGTATTCTTGTCTTCTCACTTACTCTACGATAAGATCCTAAAATTAAATAATCACTAAACACTTCCTTGTGGAACCATCCCAACATACTAAACTCTTCTTCCATCAAGTCCATCATGCGCTGCTGCTTAATCTCTTCGTTATGATTAGGTGCGTCAGGTATATCCTTCATCTCGTTATATAAACTACTCTCACGTTTTACCTTGCGGTAGAACGGACTCGTCTCACTATACCAATTGGTGGTTATACACCTAACAATATAATATTTTATACTTGCATCATCAAGTTTATCTAAATTAATCTCAGGCTTACTCCACAGTTGTAGCAGCACATCGTTTAATAAATCATCCGCCCAATATGAATTTTCAGTTATGCGCACGCATATCTTTCTTAGTTCGTCATAATTCTTAGTTACGTACTGCTCAATTTCAGTTATCAAGATCTAATTGTTTTCTCATGTCGTACAGCGTTTGACTAATCTCATATCGTTCAAGATCGTTGTTACTTTCAATGGAGCTTTCTAATACTTCATCTAAGAACTGTATTCTGTTTATGTGTGGAGGGAGAGTCCTATCTATACTCATAAGTAGTGTGTCAATTAGATTATTGCAAACTGCTTTTTTCTGCTTGCTATTTAACTTACTGTAGTCTATTGGAACATCTATACTACCAATATCAATTTCCTCTTCTTTCATCGTAATAATCTCTTATTAATTTTCTTATGCTTGTATGACTGCATTTATAAATACCTGCCAGTTTAAAATAATCCCCACATTCTTCAAACTCTTTTATTATCTGTTCTGTATTTTCATAAATTTTTAATGTCTTTCTCCCACCTTTTGTGTGTCCTTTTCTTTTTATTTTAGGTGTCTCAACAAAACCTTCCCACACTTTTTCTGCTGTCTTAATTCCTTTCTTCCACCACACACCATTCGTATAACTCCATCCCAATAATCTTAGGAACTGATGCGTTTGGTCCTGCTGCACGTGATCTGCAAAAACATTAGGCTTGACAGGGACACGTGTTGAACCACCATTATCTAATACCGATTGTTGATTTGCTTTAGTTGCTGATAAGACGTGACATTTCTTACAACTCTTAAACGCAGTACCTCTTGTACCTTTATAAAAATCATCAAGGGGTAATACCTTTTCACACAAACAACATTTCTTAGTTACACCTTCCACCTCCAATACCTCAGGTTCTTTATTATAGGCTCGTGGCTGCGCTATCTTTCCTTCCCTTGCTCGTTGTCTAACTGCAAGACAACTGTAGCACTGGTGGCGATGTATTTTATTTCCATACTTATTGATGTACGTTCTAAAATGTTTATCTTCTTTATCTATCTTGCAATCAATACAAATCATATATATATAAATAGTCTGGTTAAATTAAAAAACCACCAAAGGTGGGAGCATTACTTCTTTCCTGTTGGTGGCTTCGAGCGAAAATTGTTTTAGAACCTTCTATATAATAATACTAAATCATTTCTTAAATATCAAGTCAGTAATATTTTGCGCATCCCTAATGTGTAGCAGTGCTACTTCAGTCCACTCCCACTTAGTATATAGTTCATTACTTGCATTCGGTATAAACATCCACACCCATACAGGATTAGGAAAGTGATTGAGGTTCCAACTATACACGACTTCCCTACCTGACTCAAACGTCATCAGGTTGATATACCTTTTACGTTTGTGCTGCAACATACTTTCGTACTTATGCTTTTCAATTATTACTTCCTGATAAAAATCTCTCTTAGCTTTAAATTCAAAAGCCATATCATACTTATACAAAATACCATCGATGTAGTGGAACCTGTCTTCGAACACATGCATCTCAGGTTGCAGGTTAGTTTTGAATAATTGAATTAGCTGCGGTGAAGTAGTCATCGTCTTCAGGGTTTAGTGATAGAAATTGTTTTGTTCTTCTTTTGGAATACAAGTTCAAGAGGATATTGTCTCCAGTACTTAAAGTACCAGCATCTAATTGTTCTAACTGCTTTATGTATTCCTGCTTCGCTGTTGAGGATAGATGATAAAATTCCTTTACAGATAATTCACCATCTCTCCATTTAAAATTATTTAATCCCATTCTTTTTGTTATAGGCTTTAATTACTCCTGCCCACCATCCTTCTAAATGTTCTAAGTCCTGAGCTAATGCTAATTTAGTTTGATAGTAATTCCAACTACCGAAGATCCAGGTCTCCGACCAGGTTGGATTACTTATTTTCTTTTCTTGCATTAGTTTAATTACTTCAACGTGAGTCTTAGTAGTCTTACTATTTGGTTTTTTACTTTTCATATATTCTAATTTTTAATTGCTCTTGCTTTAGTATTACTACTATTATAAATACCCTGCTCCTTTCTACTCTTCTTACTTCTAATATACTGGATCTGATTTGTTCTTTTCATTCCAATATGTTTTTCAGGTAAAGGTACTGCAGTCAATTCATATTTAGTAATCAGTGTTTCCAATAATTCTTTTTGTCTGCTGGACCATTCCTTGTTGGTTTTAGATAAACTTGTTAAGAAACCTAATTCCCATTTAGTCATTTTTAATTTTACTTCAACAGGGAAGTATGTTTTAATTTTAATTTGTTGTGGTGTCATACTAATTAATTTATAGTAAAGATAAATAATTTAATTGGTAATTCCAAATTGATATACCTATGGCAGGTAAAGGTAATTCCCAACCGATAACGGAAGGTACTGTTCGAATCAGCGTAAGTAACATACCTATTTAAAAGGCCAAAACAAACTCTCGCACTCAGCACCCAACACAGGCTGCTTCGTCCTGCTTAGGGGATTGTCTTACTATTACAATCAGAACCCTGTTCGATGGGTTTTAAAGTGTTATACCGCACTTAGAGATATTCGGTCTATACTAATATAACTAATCCCAACCAAAAAAACAAATCCACATCTATTTTTTTTTATGGGGAAAACTTATACTATAAATATTTCCATTTCTCACAAAAGCTACTTATATTTTAGTATGAAGAAAAATAGACAAGCAAGTTTTAAAAAGTTAATGGCTGATCGTGCAGCCGATATGGCGATGATCTTCGGAGACAATCCACCAACTGCGGTAGCAATAGAAAGAATTAAACAACTAAAAGGAGTTAAGAGGTTCTTCTATCTATTGATGTTAATGGTAGAGGGTGGTGGTAGCAACAAGGATAAATATAGAATGGAATTTGAATTAGCAATGACGCACTATCAGCATGACAAGGTAAGCGGAAAGCACTTGCAGGATCGTGCAGATCAGATCATCAACGAAGAATTAAAGATCGTGGACCCTAATGCTAATGCTGATGAGTACGTGGAGTTTGAGGAAGTTAAAAAATAATGTGCTAAATATTTTTTTATTTGGGCGATATTGCCTATCTTTATATAAACAAAACAAATAACAATGACGAAACCGTTTTTAAACGAAGAACAACAAGCAGCATTTGATAAACTTGCTGCTGCGTTAACAATTGAAGAGCAACGAATGATCCCACAAGCATTCGAGGTATGGATGGAAGAACACACGTATGAGTTAAACACTTACTACGAAGTAACGGAAGTTTTCAATATGGGAATTGACTGGCCGTCGTTCTTAGTATATAACTTCTTTATGGCTGTAAATTATACTGACGAGAAATTGCATAAGCTAAATGAGGCACGTGCGGAAGAGGTAGCTAAGTTAAGTAGCGACCAACACTTCGATCCGTTTAATGGAACGCATCCAACAGACCCAACTCTTCCAACAC